GCTCTCACAGATTTGCGCGTTCCAAGTCCGACGATTCAAGCTGGCTACGAGCCCGACATAACGGCGAGCGTCCTTTGGGAAAAAGTACCGCGTCCTAGTGTTCGGGTTCTTGTGGCTTTCGGTAGTCACCGTCTCAGGCCCCCTCCCGGTTGAGGTCTAGCACTTTAGGCGGCGAGGCGTAGTACTCGTCAAGGACTGCCTTCCGCTCTTCGCGCTCTTCTGCGTACCCTCCCTTGAAGATGGCATAGATGGCTGGATCAGAAGCCTTGAGATTCTTGTCCGACTCGCTGTCCTCGTGTGCGATTTGCTCTTCGATTTGATGAGAGTAGTGGTCGCCACGGTGGCTGTTCGCTCCGAATTCGATGACACCTTTGGCGAGCAGGTCCACGTCGAGGATTGCGGTGCGCGGGCTCTGCCCCCCGTAGACCTTGTCCTCTGCCTCTGTGGTCTCGAAGTGAACGAAGACCTTTGTGGTGCCGTCTTCGTCGGTGATGAGCCCGACGTGGAAGGGGTAGCCTGACACGCCGTTCCGGTGGCGCTCGTGCTTCTCGATTTTGAATGTTTGGTCTGACATTTTTCTCTCCAGCTAAGGTTTGGAACTCTACTGACCGACGAGGCCGGAGCCCCGTTTCGCCGTTCCCGGCTCATCAGGGTCAGGCCGCTTTCTTGGCCTCCTCCTGCGGCCTGTTGACGATGTAGTCGGAAGCCTTCTGCGCCTTGCTCGAAGCGCTGAAGATGAAGTTGGTGTCGCTCTCCAGTTCCTTGATCCAGCTATCGATGTAGGACTCGTGCTGGAGTGCGCCGGAGATCCGGTGCTCAGCGCAGAGGTACGCCGCCGCCAACTCAGCGACCAACTCCTCGAAAGCGTATTTGTCGTCGCCGAAGCGGTCGCCCTTCTCGCGGTTCAGGCGTCTCTCCGCTCCGGTCCAGTGAGCTAGCTCGTGGAAGGTCGCTGAGTAGAAGCTCTCAGGGTTGTGGAAGGTGTTGAGGTTGGGGACCTGGATCCGGTCGCCAGAGCGGTGGTAGCAGGCCCGATCTCCGCCGTAGCTGATCGATGCCCCGGTGGCCTCGATGGTGGCCTCAGCGTGGGCGTGGCGCTCGTGGTCGGGGACCTCGATTACCTCTGGCTCTGGGAGGCCTTCGGTCTGTGCTCTGTTGAAAACGGTGTAGGCCTTCAGGAGCGGGAACGAGTCTTTTTCACCGTCCTTATCGAGCTTGACGATCCACTTCCAGAAGATGACGGTGTGGCCCCACTCCCCCGGCTCAACATCGTCGGGGCGTGGCAGGACTGAGCCGCCCAGGGCTTTGGCCTGCTTGAACGTGACCCACTCGCTGGTGGGGTAGCCTTCCTCAGCTTGGATCAGGTTGAGGATCCACACGTTGACGCCACGGTAGGCTTTGCCGGTCTTGAGGTTGGTCGGTAGGCCGTCTCCAGGCTTGCCGGTCCAGGGCTTCACCCAGGGTGCCACGCCAGCTTTGAGGGCGGCTAGGACCCGGTCGGTGACTTCCTTTCTCAGGTCTCGCTTCTGGTTCTTCGTCATGGTGTTCTCCGGTCGTAAGGATTTGATTACCACTAATGAATAATAGGGCGACTGCCCTGTGTCAACTCCCCTCCTGGTGGGGGTCAGCCGGATCGAACGCGAACACCTCGAAGAGGTAGCTCTCTTGGTTGGCGTACAACTCTTGCTCCAGGTCCTTGACCCGCTGGCGCAGGGCGTCCAAGACCTCCTCCCTCGACGGCCTGTCCTCGTCGGCGTGTAGCACCGTGAAGGCCACCGTGGCGAGAGAGTCCCAGACACGGGGAAGCGGGCCACCCCGTTCGAGGCCCTCGTATGGACCCTCGTGGACATCCAGCGAACGGGTGTGGTCGAACCCGAACTCGTCAGTGTGGTTGCTCATTTTCTGTCTCCAGCTAAGGTTGGTTTTACTAGCTGACCCCCCGAAGGGGGTTTCGCCCTTACGGGCTCATCAGAGCTAGATGACGATGTACAACCCGTCGGTCTGTTCCTTGCCCCAGTTGGAGATGTAGACCCTCGCGAAGAGTTGCTCTTCATCGCGTGTGTCGTACTCAGCGAATTTCTCAGCCACCTCTACCGCCTGACGTCGGGTCACCTTGATCGAACTTGGGACGCCTGGGTAGTAGGTACCGTCTTCTTCTTTGGTGTACCTGTTGACCTCGACGTGCACGCTGATAAAGACAGCTTTTCTCGACTTGGTCAGGGAGACCAATTCTTTGCCGGTCAGGGAGGCATAGTTGTTGTCTTCGTCTGCGAGAACGGCGGCGATTTTCTTTGCGAGCTTCGTCATTTTTTTTCTCCATCTAAGGTTTGTACTAGCTGACCGGGGCCTCCCCCGGTTTCGGCCTTACGGCCTCGTCAGAGCTAGGCTTCGGCGGCGTCGAATGCGGCGGCGATACTTAGGTGGCGCACCTCTTCACCCTCCCTATCAGCCGATGGGAAGCGAAGCTCGTCGGCGGTGTCGTATGGTCCCGACCAGTAGGTGACCCCGTCGCGTCGGGTCAGCCGGAAAACTCTTTCTTCGTCGAGTATCAGATCTTTGCTGGTTGTGTTGGCCATGATGATCTCCATCTAAGGTGTTAAGTAAATCACGATGAGGGATCATAAGGGCAGTCGCCCTGACCTGTCAACACCCTGTTCAAAATTGGTTGGAATTGAGGTAGACTAAATCTCGTCGGCGTCGGGGGCCATCGCCCCCTAGCGATGGTGTGCAACAAAGCACCGAAGGGTGCCTAGAACACCCGAAGCCCCACGCCACGTCCCTGCTTTTCTAGGAGGCAAAATGAGAATCTCGATCACCAACTTTTCCCGCTTTCAACACTACGCACACCGACGCCCACCCTGGATCAAAATCCACCGGGAATTGCTCGACAACCGCCAGTGGTTCGAGCTATCACCGGACGCTAGCAAGTTGCTTGTGGAGTGCTGGCTGGTGGCTAGCGAGGCGGAACCAGGTGTCATCGACAAGGAGCCGGGGGACCTGGCCTTCCGACTACGCCGTGAAGAGGCCTCGATGAAGGCGTCCCTGGAAGAGCTTGTGGCCCAAGGCTTTATAGAGACTGATAGCACGGTGCTAGCACCACGCCAGCAGGACGCTACCACAGAGACAGAGACAGAGGCAGAGCCAGAGAAGAGGAAGAGAAGATCGCCCGCCTACACCGATGAGTTCGAGCAGCAGGTGTGGATCCACCACCGCCGTGGTCCGAAGGCTAAGGCGTTCGAGGCCTACAAAGAGGCTCTACGAGATGGGGTGACTCACGAGAAAATCGTGGACGGCCTGAAGGGCTATGTCGGGTCACTCGACGAGGACTTCAACGGCACCCACCTGTTCCGCTGGATAGCCGATTCGAGGTGGGAGGAGGACACCGGCAAGAAGCAGGCGAAACCCCGAAGCATCGTGCTGACCAATTGGACGCCGCCAGCGCTGGGTGACGTCGGATGAAGAACCTCACCGGATCCACCTACCAGGAGGAGTTCGGGGTTATCCAGCAGACGCCCACCCAGGCAGTCAGCACGGGCTGGACCTCCGTAGACCGGCTCATCAGAGATGAGGCTGGCGGCAAAGGGCTGGCCCCTGGCCACATGGCAATCGTGGCGGCGAACCCTGGATACGGGAAGTCGATCATGGCGACCAACATGGCGTACCATGCTCTCCAGCATGGACCGGTGGCGTACTGCTCTCTGGAGATGAGCGTCAACCAGATGATGTCGAGGTTCATGGCCATCGCGTCGGGCTACCCAGTGGCCAAGCTGGAGCGTGGCACGTTCAGCCCAAAGACCTACGAGCTAGCCCGTGAAAAGATAGCTGGCCTGCCCCCGCTCTACTGCCCTGACAAAGTCAGCACCACCTACGAGGACACCGTCGATTTTATCAGGGAGTGCCACGATCTAGGATGCGAGTGGTTCGTCCTCGACTACGTTCAGCTTTGTGCTATAGGAGGCTCAGAGCAGGTCACCAGAGCCGTCGAGATGGTCATCCAGGACCTGCGTGCCTTCTGCGTCAACGAGGGCGTTACAGGGGTCATCTTGAGCCAATGGAACAGGCAGACCAGCAGTGACTACGACACCCCAGTGCCACGGGCTCAAGGACTGTGGGGATCGATGGTACTGGAGGCCTCAGCGGACTGCATATACGCCATCCCCCACGCCAGGTTCGAGAGGTCCGATGATCACATGAAGGCCCGGACCTATATCGAGGTCCTAAAGAACCGTCACGGGCCGTCTGGGATCAGCGTGCCAATCGAGATGGATTTCGCTACCTTGAGAGTCAGGGAAGTTGACCTGGAGGAGGAGCCGCATGACTGGCCTAAGTAGGGGAATGCCCCCCGACGATCCTCTCCACTTCGATGAGACAGGGCCGCGACCTCCCGGTCACATTCCTGCGTGTATTTATGGGTGTTGCTGGAAACTGCCGGGGCAAACTTGGGCTGAGGCCAAAAAGAAATGGCGACCGCCGAATGGGGACCAGGGCGTGAGCACAAGCCCAAGGACATTGAGTGGCACAAAAGGACAGAGCAAGAGACGCAAAGCACAGTGGCTGAGCAAAAAATGACCGACACCCAGGAGGAGATATGCAGGTAGAAATCAAGATCACCGGAGAGGGTGAGGGACCCATAGAATCGATGGTGCAAGCCATCCTGGAGTGTGCCTCAGATTCTGGGCTGAGAACCGTGCGTGCCGACTACCGCTACGGCAAGGTTGAGAGTCGCCCGCCAATGTTCTACACGGGGGGTCCAAGTGACATCCCCACAACGGTGGAAGACGCTGTCGAGATGAGTGTGAGCTTCGCCTCGATTGCCTCAGCTAGACTGGCTGACGAACACGATCTCGACGTCACCGACTTCGAGGGCTGTGCTCCCAGTGGGAAGCGTGGATTCACAGTCGATGACGTGGCGGGATTGGTGGCGAAGCGTGGCTCGTAACTGCTGGCGCTCTGCTAGGGGTTTATATCGTTCAGCGAGCGGGCAAACTTCGGTGCCTTCGGCGGCGTCGAAATGAGCCCTCGTGCTAGCAAGAAAGGCGTCGTCAGACAGGACGTCGAGTTGATCCGCCAGCCACACGGTGGAGCGCTTCAGCGAGGCAACCCAGGCAACTCTGGAGGGGGCACTCTGACCAAGAACATCAGGGCCGCATTCAGGGCTGATCTGGAGACCGCCAGAGCTAGGATCCTAGAGATCCTGGCAGACGACGAGGCGGAGACCACCGACCTCATCTCGATCTTCGACAAGCTGGCCCGCTACAGCATCGGTGAGAAACGAGACGGGGTAGTGGTGGACAGTGAGTTGCTCAATGACTTCTTCGGCGTTGTAGAGCGCTACATCGTCGATGAAGATGCCCTCAAGGTGATACGCGATGAATGGCTCAGCCTTCTCGCCAGAAAGCTTAAATCCTGATCGGCTGAGGACGCACGCTGTCCTCGACGAATACGAGTCTTTCGGACGCACCGATGACGTCGTAGTCCACGTCGAGTATCAGCGTGATCCGGTGGGCTGGATGAGGGACAAGCTGGGGGTGGATGAGAGCACCCTGCTATGGGACAAGAACGAGGGCTACGGTGGCCACAAGTGGGACGGTGATAGCAACCCGCTAGCACTTGTGTGCAACGAGCTAGCAGAGTGGCGCGACGTCGGCTGTGAGTCGGGCACCGGGACCGGGAAGACCTTCCTGGGAGCCTGCCTCGTGCTGTGGTTCCTGGCGGTCTACGAGGACTCCATCGTGGTCACCGTGGCCCCCAAGCTCAACCAGCTTACCAAGCACCTGTGGAAGGAGATCGGGACGCTGTGGCCGCGCTTCCAGAAGCACTTCCCCCAGGCGGAGCTTCTGGCCTCTGGAGTCATCCGAATGAAGCCCGCCGTAGCCGACCGTGAGATATGGGGAGCAACGGCCTTCGGGACAGGCGTCGGGGCAGAGGAACAGTCGGCAACGAAGGCCCAGGGATGGCACGCCGAACATATGCTCATACTACTCGAAGAGACCCCCGGCATCCACCCCGCCATCATGGTCGCATTCGAGAACACCTGTAGCAGTCCCCACAACCTCCGGCTGGCCTTCGGCAACCCCGACTTCGAGGAGGACGAGCTACACCAGTTCTGCCTGTCTCCCAACGTCACCCACGTCAGGGTCAGTGCCCTCGATCACCCCAACGTCGTCTTGGACGATCCGACGGTGGTCCCAGGGGCCGTCAGCGTGTCGGCCATAGAGAGGCGGAAGGACCTGTACGCCCACATCCCATCGATGTACGAGAGTCGGGTCAGAGGCATCAGTCCCAGGCAGGCCACCGGGGTCACACTGGCCTTCGTTGACAGTGACCACATGGAGACCTTCGATCCCACGGCGATGAGGGGGCAGGAGTGGCCCCTGTTCGCTGGTATAGACTTCGGTGCATGGCGCTTCAGCTTCGTCCTGGCGACGGCAGACAGGGCCAAGCGTCTACACATCATCGACGAGCACTTCAGCCAGCAGGAAGTCCTAGCTGTCAGGGCCAAGGCGATAGCCTCGATCCTGGACAAGTACGACGCCCCGCCGACCACCCCGATATGGGGCGACTCAGCCAACCCACAGGACATCCTTGAGATCAACCAGGCGTTCCGAAGCATGGGGTCGAGGTACAGGGTCAGAGCCGTGTCCAAGACATCGACTGAGAACAAGCCCTACAGGAGGGCCTGCGTCGAGAGGCTTCAGGACCTGCTAGGCAGGAGGGCCTTGCTGTTCAGTCGAGACCTGGGCAAGGGCGCGAGTTGGTTCAAGGGTTCGTCGGTCGCCAGCCAGGGCCGACGGGTGAGGGGCTCTAGGTTGCTGTGGGAGATCCGGCAGTGGCGGTACCCAGAGAAGCGGGACGGCAAGGCCCAGGTCCAGGACCCCGATGACGATACGGCTGATGGAGCTGATGCCATAGCGGCGCTCAGGTACCTGGTCATGTCATGGTGGAAGGCCGCTAGGTACGAAGCCCCAGCGGACAAGACCAGCCGGAACCGTGACACGGGCCTAGGCGAGGTGCTAGAGCGTATCGCCAAACAACAACAGAGATTTGGGAGGTATCCGTTTTGACCGAATCAGGGGAGAGCCGTGGGGTCCGTCGCAGGGTGGCCAGAGAGAAGGCCCACGAGAACAAGACGGTGACCATCAAGGAAGTGAGGCTGATTCTCGACAAGTACCACACGTTGATGGCGGACCCCCGCTGGCAATTTTTGGAGGAGTATGTTTTCTACAAAAAAATGAAGCCCTGGGAGAAGGCCTGGTACCACTGGCTCAATTTCAAGGGTTGGTGCAGGGCGAGAAAGAGGGCGTTCGACCGATCCACTTACGTCCGTAGGTGGACCAAGAAGAACGACGAGGTGGCTGGGGACGGGGCATGAAGGCCAAGGTACACATCAACCAGCACAAGATCAGGAGCAACGCCAAGACCGGAGATCGCGAGCCAGTGATCACGGTGAAGACGTACAAGAGCAATGAATACGCGACCAGGGTCCTCATCAACGGACCCAGCGAAGTTGTGTACTCACCGGACAAGCCGTTGTCCTGTGGAGCGAGGGTCTGGATAGAGGCCGAATATGGCGACTTAGAGTTCGTGAGAGGTGAGTGATCACTTGACCAGTGCGTTCTACGACGAGTGCCGCAGGCTTGGGGCGAGGATAAGAAATGTGGAGGCAACACTGTGACCAAGATCCACGGTGATCGCCAGAACTTTACTGGACCTAGCGGGCGGGGCTGGGGGAGGTGCATCTGCACGGTAGAGAAAACGGTGCGAAAGGCAAGTGAGTATTCATCAGGGCGCAAGGCCGTTCGGAAGAAGGGCGACCAGTGCGCTGCCCATGTTTCCCCGGATCGGATCAAGGAGATGGGAGGTCTCCCGATCTGCGCGGCGCACGAGAGGCAATGGGAACGCCGCCTGTCGGAGGCTGAGGAACAGAAGAAAGCACTACGCCGGAAGTACGATCCAGGCCCACTCTATGAGGAGTAAAAAAGGAGACATCGAGTATGAAGACTGACCTGAAGCTCATCGACGGTGGCCTGTCTACCGGCAATGCGGAGAAGTCGAGCATTGCCGGTACCGCCGTGTCCGACGCTACGGGCTTCGTTGACAGCACCGTCACGCTAGCAGAGCGCCTGCTCGACCTCGGTGTTGAGGACGCGCTCATCATGGACGGCTACAATGACTGCGTGGTCGGGATCCTAGAGAGATTCGGCATGGAGTCTATCGTGCTATACGACAAGGATAAGGTCATCGCGAAGCTCATCGATGAGGGATGCGATAGCTACGAGGGTGCCCTTGAGTACTACGAATACAACCAGCTCGGTGGGTGGCACGGCGACAAGACCCCAGGCTTCCTCGTGGGGCTACCAGAAGAGTGAGACTGCCCTGGGTGTCACGCACAGCCTACGAGCTCCTGCTGGACGAGCGCGACCGTCTAAGGGACAAAAACGATAGCTGGGAGGACCACATAAGAAGGGTTGAACGCAAAGACAGGGGCATGACGGAGTTGCCAGTGGAAAGGAAGGAGCCGGTGGAGGCCATGCCGCCTGCACTGGAGCGCGTCATCAATAAATTTTCAAGCGAAGCGATCAGGTTGTCGCTACGCAACCAAGCCAGGATAGCCCGCGTTCGAGATGGCAAGCCCTGGAGCAAGATACAGGCTGAGTTGGAGTCCAACCTTGGCTGATCACTCCGATTTATCCGATAAAAGCCATCAAACGTCATTTACCGGCAATAGATCGGAAAAATCGGAGGTAGTTCGGAAGGTGAAGCTGTCTCCCAGAGAGGAGCAGGTCGTGATGCTAGTCGGGCGGTATGGTTTGACCTACGGCGAGGCGGCTAGCCACCTGGACATCTCAGGTCGCACGGTAGAGAGCTACGTCGGGCGTATCCTGCAAAGGTATCCATCGGAAAAGAGGCCCAGGGCGGCGATCACTGAGATGTACTACCACAACTATCACGACAAGAAGGTGCCGTAGGTGGAGGCCCTGCCGGGGCTAACACCGACTGCCGGAGAAAACAGCGTAACCATAGGTTAGACGTTATGGCAGATCAGTTAAATACCACCGTTACGTCTTCGGGACATTACGGATCCGAAGGGTTCCCCCCGAAATCGGGGAACCAGGCGGATAGTGCCGCCCTGGACCCCAGGGTAGTCGCCGAAGAGGTGGCCAAGTTCCACAAAAACGGCCTACAGAGCAGACGTTTCCATGATTTAACGGCAGAAAAGTACCTGATCCACATTGACGGTGAGGGCGATAACCAGTGGGCCGACCTCTACAACGGCGAGCGCATCCAGATCCCCCACAACCTCAGTGGCATACCACGAGCTCAGAACAACCTACTGAGACCGATAGTGGACAACATGGTCGCCTACCACAGCACGATGCCGTTCAGGTTCGTGGTCGAGACCAGGCCAGACCGTCAGTCCAGGGAGTCAGGAGCCATTGACCAGGCATTCGCCAACTACATAGCCAGCCAGCAGAACCTCAACAGTCTGTTCGCTGAGGCCTTGTACATGGCGGGCGCGTTCGGACACTGCCCCGTCCATGCGTACTGGAGAGACGATCCGCAGTTCGACGCATACCAGCCGGTTCACGCAGAGGGGATGCAGGGGCCGCAACGTGGATCCATAGACTGTTTCGTGGGGGACCCGTTCGACACCGTGTACGCTACGGGTAGCAAACGGAATCAAGTAGAGCGGATGACATACGGGAGGGTCGTCGCCGCCGAAGGGGTCAGACAAGCCTTCCCGCATATACCCAACATCGAGGGTTCGACGAAGTTGAACTCCAGTAGCCGATTTCAGCGCACTGTTCGCAAGTGGCTACAGGCGGGCAACTCCATACACGGCACCGCCGCGATGATGGGCGGGATTGACGGTGAAGAGCTAGTGGCGTTGATCTACAGAGAGATAGCTCCAGGGGTAGACGTCGCCTACCCTCTTGGCAGGCTCACTATCGTGGCACTCAACGGTAGCGCGTCCACGGATCAAGCGGACGTATCAGGCGGCAGTGCAGGACAGTACGGTAACGCGGTGCTGTTGCATGACGGCCAGCTTCCTGGCGGAGCGTTCAGTTCTGTGCAGATCTACTCCGCGAATCGCTTCGACGACGTACTGGGCAAGCCGTTCGTGGCCGACCTCGACGAGGATCAGGTACAACTCAACCAGCTAGAGACGTTGGTCAACGAGTTCGTGAGACGCAGTGTCAGGGCTCCGCTGATCACGGCGGGCGTCATCGCCGACGACAGCGCCGCGTACATGGACGACGGCGAGATCGAAATCGATCCAGGCTCGTCGTTCATCCCCCAGTACCTGGAGTTGCCGTCCCGGCATATCCCGCTACTGGAAAATAAGATACGACGGCTCGAAGAAGGCCTGTTCAGGAAAGGCGGCTGGCAGGCCGCTAGCAGGGGCGAATCCAGGTCGGGAGACGCCGCCGCCAAGGTGGTGGCGCTCGCTAGGGCGGACGACACGATACACGGCCCGACCAATATGCAGTTCCGCAGAAGCGCTGAGCAGTTCATGGGCGTGTGCTGGAGACTGATGAAGAGGTACGGCGATGTGCCGTGGCTGATCGACGTGGCCGGAGACGAGATCGCCCACCTGATCAAGCCCTATATCGACAGGACCCAATTGAGCCAAGAGCCTCCGATGTATAGGCTGACATCGGGCTTTGGCGCGACTACTGAGGCCAAGGCCCAGCAGTTGATGAACCTGTGGTCCATGTTCGACCCCATTACAGGCGAACGAGCGATCTCGACCAGGCAATTCAAGAAGGCCTACCCAGACAGAAGCCTCTGGCCAGACGAGCTCGACCCGCAGGAGATGCGCGAGCGCAGGGCCAAGGTGGTCAATCAGGGGATACGAAACGCCGTCAATCAGTTCAGGCAGGAATACCAGATAGATAAAGAGCAGGTCAGCGGCATGGCGAACCCAATGGTCGAGCAGTCCGCTCGATTCCTCTGGCCGATGCTTGACAAAGAATACCCGATAATGATGGACGACGACGCGACGGCCCACCTTGAGGCGTTGTCCACGATGACACAGGACGAGAGCGAGGATTCTATTGTCAGAAGAATCGCAATGCTCCGGCAAGATCAGTTCTTCAAGTGGCTGAGCGGCAAGCAACAGGCCGTCGCGGCTCAGCCTGAGCCGCCTGCCACGGGCGGAGGCGGAAGCCCCGCGCCCCAGCAGCCCCAGAGTCCTTCTCCGGTGGGCGGGACGGTAACAGCGGAAGCGATGAGCACGCCCAGAAGCGAGATACAAGCTTTAACCCAAGCCGCTCAAGGAGCGGCATAATCCGATGGAGACAACCATGAGTGAGGCAAGCGCCGCCGTAGAGGCCCCGCAGGTCCCAGCAGAATCGACGGAAACCGCTGATACGGGACAGGCACCGGAACAGGCACCGGAGACCCTTACCGTCAGCGACATCAAGATGGGGGCCCGCAAGCGGCTGACGGAAAAGCTGGAAGCCGCTGTAGCCGCCCAGGAAGGAACAGAGGAAACGATAGCTGACCGCTTGAGGCGTCCGAAAGGATCCACAGAGGGCGGTCAGTTTATGAAGTCAGAAGGGGTGTCAGAAGAGGAGTCGCCCGAAAGCTCGACGCCAGACACCACAGAAGCCCCCGACACTCAAACCGCCAGAGTTTCTGATGCGGTCGAGGAAGGGGCCACAGGAGACGAACAGGCCACTACCCCTGTTAGCACTGTGACAGTCCCCATCGCAGACGGCCATCCCCTGCGACAACGGGGGCGCGAGGCATTCAAGGTAGCTCCTGAAGATGAACGTGACATCAGGGCTCTATTGAATAGCCACACCCGTAGAAGTGAGCTTGACCAGGTAACACAGCAGATGAATCAGATCAGCGCCCAGCTCCTAGAGTCCCGCGCCGATTCTGAGTACTGGAAAGACCGCGCCAACAATGGTGGCGTGTTCACGCCAGAACAAACGCAAGCTTACCAGGATATCTTGAACACCTACGGGGAAGCCGACGCGGAGAGTTATCGCAACGGCATACTTTCTAGTTCTGTCAACGAAGGTCTGGAACAGAAAAAAGCGGAAGCGAGGCAGACACACGGTCAGTTGGTGGCGCGTCAGAAGGCCCAAAGGTTTGCGGCTGACGCCGTAAGCGATGCGCTGAACGGAAATCCAGGGACCAACGTACCTGCCCAGTACCCGCTTTGGAGCGAACCAGAGGTCAGAACGGCGTTGTCGGGCTACGGCTCGATATGCCAGGCACGGAATGAAACGCCGACACCGAAGGGCTGGTACTCGTATGCGAACTCCGTATATGGGCAGAAGTCTGAGGTGCAGGCGCGTAAGGCCGTCGAGTTGGCAGATAAACAACAGAAAGTGGCCGCTAAGGCTACAGCTACGGCTACAGCTACAGCGACCAAAGAAGCGCGGCGGGCTGAAGAGCGGAGACTGCTCGAAGCCGCCACTCGTCATAGTACGCGTCCCAGGACGATTCCCAACAATACTTCGGCAGGAGTGCGCGATACTGGCTCTTCGGATGAGAACGAAGCGATGCGGAGGATGAGTCCTGGGCAACAGAAACGAGCAAGAAGGTCCCGCGTAAGGTCGTGGGGCCAGAACGCTCAATGAGAAAAGGTATTGACCAATGGCATTAGGCTCACAGGTCTCAAATCTTGAGGCCATCACCGACCTTACGGGGTTGGTGCATGAGATCTATGCTGGTGAGGTTAAGCCCAACGTGTCCTCGTGGTCGCCGACCAGCCAGCTTTTTCAGCAGGCAGGCGCAGGTGACTACCGCATCGACGGCGAGAAGCTAGTCTTCTCAGCCGACCTGACTTATGCAGGCGGTGCACAGGGCTCGGACGGAAATCTTCCCGACCATCAGTACGTTGATGCGGTGGAAGGGGAAACCACGCCAGCACGGCTCTACGTTCGTAGGGCTATCGACAATTTCATCGAGAAACGGTCGCAGAAGGGACCAGGCGCTTTCGGAGACTTGCTAGGTCGGATGTTCGACCAGATGTGGGATGCTTTCGGGAGAGCTCAGATCCGGCACGCGGTCGGGACCTCGACGGGCACGCTGTGCAAAGTGTCATCGCGCACGAGCTCAACTGTATTCGTTGCCAAAGACGGCTACGGCCACGCATCAACACCGCCTCTGATGCACTTAGAGGTGGGGATGATCATCAATTGGGTCGATGTCGGAACCGGCAACGCTCTCGCGGGTGCGGGCACGATCAGTGCTATCACCTACAGCACAAACACGGTAACCGTGACGACTGCCGGGACTTGGGAGCCAGGTAACACCCTGGCTGCTAACGACCTCATCGTCATGGCGACCACACCGAACATCGCGACTGACTACTTCGCTTCGGAGTACACAAACGCACCCAACGGGCTGCTGAACATCGTAGACCCAGATTCGAACGCGAGCACGGTGTTCAACATCGCTGAGGGTACCTACCCACGGTGGAAGCCTTACAGAAAGGCTTCATCCAGCTTCGATCATATCGAAGTCACGGAGCATTTCCGCAAGCTGAGGGCAAAGAGCACCTCGCCAGTTGGGCCTAGCACGCACGTTTGTGTGGCCCAGGGTGCTGTCATTGCTGAGTTGGCCAGAACCTTGGTCGGATTCCAACAGCAGACCCAGCTTGGACGCACGTTCGAGGGCGGCTACCAGGCCGTCAGGATCGCCAATATGGACTTCATTGAAGACGATTGGCAGATCCACGACGTGCTCTACACACTCTCTGTAGAAGACCTCTTCACCGTCGATCTTGACGGCGAGGCCGACTACTTCGCCGAAGATGGAAGCCAGTTCTCAAGACTGGCCGACTTCGACGGTAAGGAGTGGTACGTCAAGTCGTATATGCAGTCGTTCAGTGATAGGCGTAACAGGCACGCCGCACTGACGGGCATTAGCCTCGCTAACGTGACTGCGGCTGACTTCAGCCCGCAGCCTGACTAAGCAGGCCGATGAGTAGGAGTTAGTACCGAAATGGGTTGTTGGGCGGGGGGCACTAGGTCCCCCGCCCAGCCTCTAACGCCTTGAAAAGCGAGGGACCTAGTTATGTCAAGCCAGGAACTGAACAACAGGCTGCGGAATGCTTTGCGTGAAGTGAAGTATTCGCAGGAACTACGCAACCTCATCAACCACACTACGGGCTCCATCTTCTATGTGGACTCAAACAACGGAGCCGCAGCGAACACTGGGGATGCGTCGGACGAGGCGCTGATCACAATCGACGCCGCCGTCAACAAATGCACGGCGAGCAAAGGCGACATCATCTACG